GAAGAGAACCGACCCGTCACCGTGCCGCCGTCGTCACTACGCAGCTGGTGGAACTCGCAGTGGATGCGTCCTTTATACTGATGCCGTAAAATCGTGTCAATGAAAGTACCATCCGCCTTGTCAAACTCCCGCAGCCGAACCAGCATCTGGCAGGCCTCATGCGGGTGGGCGTTGAGATACTGCTTGGTGAATGACGGCGCTCCAGCGTCGGTCCTCGGATACTCCAAGTTGAGAGCCTGAAACATCCGCTCAACCGAGGCGCTAGCCCAAGGATCAATGTCCACGCCGCTGATGTTCTTGATCTGCGCGCGTAGGTCCTTGGTCCTTGCTTTCAGAAGCGTCTTGGCCTTCTCCGCGCCATCCAAATCCACCCGAACGCCGCGCTTGCGCATTTCGATCATGAGCGGAATGAGGCTGGTCTCGAGGTTCCAGATGTTCCACAGGTCCTGCTGTTCGATCTCCGTGCGCAGGCGCTCCCACAGCTTGAGGGTCATGACCGCGTCCTGCTCGGCGTAGCCGCCAACGTAGCGAGGCGGCAGACGCCACATCTCGCTCTTGGGGTCGAAGCCCCACTCCTTGGCGGCAGCGCGCAGCAGACGCTCGTCCTTGCGCATGTCGATGTAGTCTTTGCCGAGGTTGTTCAGGCTGTAGGAAAGCCTGTTCTCGTCAACGATGGCTCCCGTGATCATCGTGTCGATGATCCGGCCTTGGATCGTCACGCCCTCAGCCTGCAGCCACCCGGCGTCGTAGGTGGCGTTGTGCATGATCTTGTCGATCTGCGGCGTGGCCAGCTGCCTCTGCAGCCAGCGCATGGTCATCTTCGGGTCAAGGTTGTGACCGTTCTGGTGCCGCATCGGGAAGTAGGCAGACATGTCCCCAGCGGCGATGGCAACCCCGACGATGTAGCCGTCGTTCCGGGCCCAACCCGGGCCCAGAGTGGTCAGATTAGGGTCGTAGGTCTCAAGGTCGATGGCGATCTGCTTGTATCCGGTCAGGTCCGGGTACTCGGTCGGCATGTTCCAGTCGAGTTCAGCATCCGTGTCGATGAACAGGTCAGCTTGCCGCATCCATCAACTCCCCGCCACATGCCAGATAACCGCAGCCATCCACCCAATTGTCGTCGTGCTTGGGGTTGCTGCGGATGCGCGCCAGCTTGAGCAGCGTCATCATCACCGCGACGTCTGCAGGCGTGACCTCGACGCCAAGATGAACCGCCCAATAGTCCGCAATCGTGCGGAAGTTGTCTTCCATGTTGCCGTGATCGGCGGCGCGGTCGCGGGTCACATAGCCTTTAGCGGTGTCGAGGACTTCAGCACGTTTCATAGATGATACCTGTAGGTTCTGTCAGTGTCCAAGATGTGAAGGGCCTTTCGCGTGCGCGTTATGCCGACGTAGAATGCACGATGCTCGTCGTCCTGATCGTTGCTGGCGCAGGCGATGGTCGTGCCAAGATACACCACGCAGTTGTCGTCTTCACCCCCTTTCATCGCATGGAACGTCGAAAGCTTGATGCGCGGGGCAGACTGGATGTTTTCCCCACGACGCTCCAGCGCCTGTATGTACATGCGCTCGTCCTCGGACATCTTGATCACGGACAGCGCATCTTGGTCCTTGGACGCCAGAAGGCCGAACTCACGCACCAGATCCTCGTACCGATAGTCACCCGCTGGGTCACCGCTCTCTAGCAGCACTGATGCCCCGCGCCTTACGGCAGCGTCCTTTCCCTGCTTCGACACATGATCATAAAGATTCTTGATCAAAGAGAGCGGAATCGATTCGTTTCTCTGAAGACTGCGCCATGTCCAGATCGCCTCAGCCATCTTGGGTCGCAGCGACGGCCTGCCCTTGAGGCTGTACAGGTAGCCAGCCTCCTCGAGCCAATCCCGATACAGCCCCAAGAACCCGTTGGTGCGGGCCATCAACGTCCAAGAACCCTTGTGCAGCGGCACCGTGTCAAGGCCGAGGTGGTAGTCCAACTCCCCCGGCTCACTGGTCGGATGGTAGTCCTTGGGCTCTCGCTTCTGGATCCGACGAACGACGATAGACGCGAGGTTGAAGACCGCTTTCGGCAGGCGATACGACTGCGTCAGCACACGCCTCTCGGTTGAAGCACTGAGGAACCGATCAACCTCGACGCCAGTCCAAGCATGGATGGCTTGATCATCATCCCCCGCATACACGGTGCGCTTGCTGTTGGCGCGGATCCGGTGAACCATCTCCCACTGCAGTGGCGTCAGATCCTGCGCCTCGTCCACGATGAACAGGTCAAAGTACGGAGGATCAACGTACGAGACAAACTGGTCGATGAGGTCTACGAAATCCACCTTGCTGAAGGTTAATTTGTACGCGGCCAGTGAAGCTTTGATCTGGCGTAGCTTGGAGAAGGACAGGCTGTAGTTGTTCGCCTTGTTGAACTCTTCCTCCAGCGTGACCATGCGATAGCGCGATCGGTCGATGATCTGGAGATAGTACACGCCGCTGCCGCCAGTGGCAGGCATGAGAATGCCATCGTCTGGAGACACCATGTCCGCGCCGGTGAAGGAAACCCCAAGCCTATCGCCGATGATCTTGTAGTCTGCCGCCGACATCATGTCGGTTCTGGTCAGCCCCAACTGCCGGAACGCCATCGAGTGCAGCGTCCGGAAGTATGGAAGGTCCTTCTCGGTCAGGTTGAACTCGGTACATGCGCGCTCAACCGCCTCTTGGACGGCCTTGCGGGTGAAGGACACGAAGCAGATGCGCCACGGTTGGATGCCGCTGGCCAGTGCCTCTCGGACCATCTCGATGAGCGTATGCGTTTTACCGCAGCCCGGTGGCCCGAAGATCAACAGCGAGTCAGACATCGCGCGCACGAGGCCGCTGGTCGAGCCAAGCAGCCACCTCGTCCTCACGCCACCGACTTGCGCTGGTCTTGTTGTCCTCCCCACCGCCAAGGATCAGCGGCTTCGGAAAGGTACCCTCTTGCACCCATTTGTAGATCGTGGAGCGGGAGACACAGATCCACTCACACACCTCCGCGATCTTCAACAGGCGAGGCCTAGAAGGGGATGTCATTGGAAACCTCCATGGTTGGTAGATCAACGTCCTTGTCGTCAAAGGCAGGGACCCACCACACTCGGATCGTGGTCCTCTTGCCGTCTTCCTTGCGGATGTTCTCGTGACCGTTGCAGGGCTGACCGCCGTTCAGCTTCTTCAGCGCCTCCTGCATCTGAGGTCGAGACATCGCCACGAAGCCCCGGTTCTTCAGGAACTGCGTCAGCCCGCTCATCGTAAACTTCGTCAGCCCTCGATCCGTGTAGGGCTTGCCCATCTCCAACTCTTCTGGAACCATGGCCCTGATGCGGCTGGTGCAGTAGACCCGCAGGTGCTCCACGAACTGGCCCTGCAACGTCAACTCCTCTGGCACCTCCAGCAGCGTTGCGTTGTCCATCAGATCGCTCACCAGCCGCTGCCATGACGCAGGCCTCGGCACGGCGGGCATCTTCTGGATCTGCTCCATGCATGCCTTCTGGAACTGCACAGGGTTCTGCAACTGATCTGTCGACAGTTCTATGCGCTTGGCATCCACGTCCAAAAAGTAGAGCCTAGGATCCGACAACTGGATCGTCAGGCCGCTGATCAGCGGCATGTCGCTCGCGTCGTCCCCAATACCAAAGGGCCGCGTCTTGCAGATGCGCTTGTCGCAGTGGTCCTTCAGCGGGCACTGGTTGCACTGGTAGAAGTACTCCTTCTTGTCCAGCGACTTCTGGATGTTGACCACCTCTGCCGCATCCAGCGGCGGGTATATCAACGTACGGTTGTATTCCTCGTGGTGACGACGCCAGTCGTCAGGCCACTTTTTGCGACAGTACACCCCCATGGCGAACAGGGTGATGTTTCTGTTTTCGGTAATCGGTCCCTTGCTACACATGACTTCCAGACAGTAGGGGCCATCGGTGAAGTACTTCCTGTCCCCGGTCAGCGTCAGGTTGCCCAAGTCCATGATGCTGACACGACCGCGCTCTGCGGCCTCAAGGAACGCCTCAAGTTCCAGCGCCTCGCCATTCTTGTCTAGGCAGTAGCGGGTGGTCGTCTCGGCGTTGAAGTACGGCATGTTGATAAAGTTGCCGACGTCCCCGCGCTCGGACAGGATCTTGTCCTGCTTGGGGAAGATCTCGCAACCAGCGTGCCCGAGAACGATGGACATCTCGGTCAGGAACTCGCGTATCAACGCCGCAGGTTCCCAGTCCTTCAGAAACAGAAACAGATGTGCGCCGCCAGACTTGGACCGGCACACGAACAGCGGAAGGTTCAGGCTCGCCACGCGCCGCGCAAGCGCAGCGATGTCGAGGTCATAGGTGTCGATGTCGAGCGCACCGAACCGGCACTTGTTTTCCTTGTTGATCGGGATCGAGCCGATCCCCTGCTTGCCGTCCAGATGCGCCTGCACAAGCGCCTCGGTCAAAGGATCTCGGACCACGCGGCTATTAGCCTCGGTCTTGCCCGTGCGCGTAACTCTGCCAACAGTTGTCTTGCCGTGACCGTCACTCGATCCCTCGAAGACGGCCAGCATCCTCTTCGCGTTGGACATGCATGGCTCCTCTGATGTGAAGGCGCGGGGCTGTGAACCCCGCGCCAAAGGGTCAGAACGGTATGTCGTCCCCTCGTGCAGCACCAGCGGCCATGCCATGGTCCTCAGGTGCAGCCTTCACATCACCAGCCATCACAGACTCGCGGAACGCTTTAGCCTCAAGCAGCAGCGTCCGGTTCTGCACCAGCCCAACCTTCTCGACGCGGTAGTTGTTCCACGAACCTTGGTCATTGGACTCCTCGGTCGTGGTTACATGCCACATCGTCGCGTAGACAGCCGGTGTGACCGGAAGCCCAGTGCGCGGGTTGGTTACCCGTTGCAGTGCGATCTGCGTCTTCCAACGGCGCGACACCTTCAGCTGCGTGGACTTCATGTCGATTACAGCCGGTTGGAAGGAGCCGTCCTCTTCCACGATCAGGCAGAAGTGCTGATCCGACTTCACGAGCTCGTCGCCCGTGGGCAGGATCTCCTTCGACCCGACACGCGTCGTCTGCTGGAGCATCGGATCCGTGGCAGACAGTTCGCCCTTGAACCCGCCGCCCTGCTCGCGCGGCGTGAACATCAGGTACTTGGTCGTCTGGTAGCACGGGACGACGGTCAGACCCGTCTCCCCAGACCACCACTGGCCGGTCACCGTGTTGAACATGTCGCCCTGCGACGCGCCCTCAATGTACTCCGACTTCTTCTTGTTGAGTTGCGGAGACAGCGCCTGCAGAACCCGCACAAACGGGATCTGCATCTCGGAACTGTCGAACGCGGCACCATCACCGGCAAGGATGAAGATGTCGTCCAGAACCTCGGTCGAAACCTCTGTGTTCTGCTTCTTGGCTACTGCGGTGCTCATTTCGCCTTCCTCCGGATCTCTGCCGCATTGGCAACAAACGCCCCGAACATGTCGAGGTCGATGGGTTTCCCCTCAACAACACGCTCCTTCACGAAGGCCCGTAGTGTAGAGGGATGGATGTGGGTCTTGGTCGAGGGGTCGAAACCCCTCTCCCGCAGCATGCTAATCACGTCGCCAGCGGTGTTGTCCTCGCCCTTGCCGAAGGTCAGAGTGACATCGTTCTTGATGATGTCGTCAAGCCCTTGGCTGCGGAGCCAGTCAAACGCCTCGTCACGGCGATCAGCAGGGATTGAGGCATGAACCAGTAGCTTGCGGGCTACAGTCACACCGTCAACGTCAACGCGCTCCACGCCCATCTCGTCCATGAGAGCCGGGATCGTCTCCACCGAAAGCTTGTGACGCTCTTGGTTCAGAGACTTGAGATGCGCCTCGGCCTCTTCGATCTCTGCGTCAAGACGACGCATCGTCCTGACCAGTTGACTGAGAGACTTGGCCGCATCGGTCTGCACGTCCTTGAGAGCAACGCTCTCGTCGAACATGTCGTCGAACAACTCCATAAGTTTCTCCTCTTCAGGGTTGTGGTTGACACACAAGCGCGACAACCATAAGATGGACGATATCGGAGGTTCGAGATGACTGTCAACTATAAATTCAAAACTACGCCCTACGAACACCAGCGGACAGCATTGTCCAAGGCTGGACACAAAAGCAGCTACGGGTTCCTCATGGAGATGGGGACCGGCAAGTCGAAGTGCCTGATCGACAACATGGCGCAGATGTACCTCGACGGGCTGATCAACTTCGCCCTGATCATCGCCCCCAAGGGCGTGTACCGCAACTGGATCAGCAAGGAGATCCCAGAGCATCTGCCAGACGAAATACCCCATCGGGTCATCCGTTGGGCAAACGACCCCAACAAGGCGCAACAGGCCGAACTGCGGTCCGTCTACGAATCGTTTAACGGCTTAACTATCTTCGTCATGAACGTCGAAGCCTTCTCCACCGTCAAAGGCCAGAAGGCAGGCGTATGGTTCGCCTCCAAGCGCGGTGCGAACGGCCTCATCGCCATCGACGAAAGCACCACGATCAAGAACCCCAGCGCCAGACGCACCAAGGCCCTCACCCGCATCGCAGCGGGCTTCGCCTACCGGCGCATTCTCACAGGGTCTCCCGTCACCAAGTCACCACTCGACGTCTACTCTCAGTTCGAGTTCCTCGGACCTGGGCTCTTGGGCTTCGAATCCTTCTACGCGTTCCAAGCGCGCTACTCTGTCATGCAGCGGCGCAAGATGGGAGCGGCCAACTTCAACCAAGTCGTCGGCTACCGGAACTTGGACGAGCTCACCGACCGCATCGACCGCTACGCCTACCGGGTGCTGAAGAAGGACTGCCTCGACCTGCCCGAGAAGATCTACACCGCCCGCTACGTCACCATGACGGACGAGCAGTTCAAGATGTACGAGCAGATCAGGAAGACCGCCGTGCTCATGCTGGACAACGGCGAACTGGTCACCACGCAGCATGTCATCACGCAGCTGCTGCGGCTCCAGCAGATCCTGTCAGGCCACCTCAAGACCGACGACGGCGAGATCGTGACCTTCAAGTCATCGCGCATGGACGCCCTGACCGAGGTCCTTGAGGAGCACGACGGCAGCGCGATCATCTGGTCTCGGTTCCGGCACGACATCCAGCAGATCACCGAGACGCTCAAGAAAAAGTACGGCGAGGACAGCGTGGCAGCCTACTACGGAGACACCTCCAGCGACGAGCGCAATCGGATCGTGCATGACTTTCAGGATCCGAACCACCCGCTCAAGTACTTCGTGGGCAACCCATCGACCGGCGGCTATGGTCTGACGCTGACCGCTGCCAACCTAATGATTTTCTACGCAAATTCTTTTGATCTAGAACACCGCTTGCAAGCACAGGATAGAATGCATAGGATAGGCCAACGAAACGCATGCACCTATGTGGATCTAATCACTGAAGGCACAATTGACGAGAAAATCGTCGCTGCACTCCAGAGTAAGATGCAGTTAGGGGCTTTGGTTCTTGGGGAGGAGGCGCAGGAATGGCTGAGGATACAACCGAAAAAACCGTGACCCCTGAAGAACTTCGGGAGTTGCTGGACTATAACCCAGAAACAGGTACCCTAACGTGGAAGGACAGACCGTTGAAGTACTTCCACGACAACTACGGGAGATACACCAAGGAACGAGCCTACCAAATCTTCAAAACTTCTTTTGCGGGTAGGCCAGCCTTAACGGCAAAAAACCCAAACGGGTATCTCCGTGGCAACCTCTTTGGGAAAAGCCTGCTGGCGCATCGAGCAGCGTTCTGCATCATGGAGGGACGCTGGCCCAGCAATCAAATCGATCACATAAACGGGGATAGATCGGACAACAGGTGGGTCAATCTTAGAGAGGCGACAAACACACAAAACCAGTACAATCAACGGCCTGCGAAGGGTTCTGCTTCACGGTTTGTTGGGGTATCTAGGTGTAAGAAGTCCAACAAGTGGGTGGCATATATCTGCCCAGAGGGCGTTAAGGTTAGCCTAGGAAGTTACGGCACCGAGGAAGAGGCTGCAAAAGCAAGAGACCAAGCCGCCGTAAGGGTCTTTGGGCAGTACGCTAGACTTAACTTTATGGAGAACGCGAATGGCTAAACCTAAGCCCGGCGAAATAAACGTCCAAGACGCCATCGAGGTGTTCGTGGACTACCGCAAAGGACTGCGGAACAAGAAGACGGCGACGGCGGAACTGGTCAAGAAGACCGGGCTGGAACCGCACATCGCCGAGGTGTTCCTGCGCGCCATGAAGCGCGATAACGTCACCCAGATCCGTGGCTACAACAACATGCCAGAGCAGCTAAAGCGCGGCAAAGAGCGCGCTGGGATGTTTACGAGGACTTGACGTTGTCGAACGTGCCTTCGTACGTTTTTCGGATCTCGTAAGCCCTGCGGATCAAGACAGACAGCTGGCGAGCCTTGGACCTGTTGTCAGCCCTCGCCAGCGCGTCTAGCATCGCATAGACGTCGAGAGGGACGGCCACGTTTCTGAACACGGGCTTCTCGTCCCTCATAACCTGATTGTCCCTCATTCCAGCAACAGCCTGTATTGTTCGACGATTGCCTGCTCTTCCTCAAGCTCGCCCTTGTCGCGGCGGCGCTCCCGAAGGATCTGACGAACAGCCTTCACGTTGTACCCCTTCGACTTCAGGACAGTGAAGATGTCCTTCTGGTCTCGGGCAACGTCCTGCTTTTCACCCTCCAGCCGCTCGTAGTCAGCTACAGCCTGCCGCAGTTCCGTAGCCGCAGCCTCCATCGCCTTCTGATTGTGCCGCCGGAAGTCTTCGTCGTCTTTCATCGGGAGCGCCATTCCTGCCTCTTGTGGTCAACACATATAACGTTTGTGTGCTTACCGCAACTACTCGAACTCTTCAACGTTAATCGCGTAGAGCAGGAACGAGGGCCTCGCCTGCCCGGGGCGACGGTAGACCTCCGCCTTCGCAAGCTTGCCCGCAGCGAACAACCTAGCCGTCGCATTGCTGACCATCAGGACGTCATGCTCAAGGTCCTCGGACAACTCAGCGTTGCTGTAGATCCCGCCATCCTTCATGTGCCGCAAGATGATGTCCTCGAGCCTCGGCTCAATAGACAGCGCCGCAGGGGCCGCAGCCGTCTCGGTCTTGTCCACACGCACCGCGCGCCACGGTACTTGGTCCTTACGGTTCGGGTAATTGGGCAGCACATGGGCAACGATGTTGTCCATAATGCGAATGCCTAGAAGCGCCACGATCCTCGCATTGATGAACACATTCTCTCCCTCCTTTGTGACGCCGAACGCACTTCCGTTCAGGGCGATGTTCTCGACTATCACTTCTTTCTGCTCGGTGATCATTCCGTCTTGTCTCCTGTTGCCGTCCAAAGAATCTGGTATCCGTTCGATCTTCTGCTCACTTGGCCACGCGTCAGCAGCCGCGATAACGCAGTCCTGACCGTGTCCGTGGACAGATTAATCATCCGCGCCACCTCATGTCCACCCAACTCTCGACCCCTCAGGGTCTTCAAGATGATCTCGTCCGTAGGGTTGTTCTCCCGCCCCTTCGTGATCGCCGTCTTCCGAGTGTTGTTGTCCGGAAGCTTCCCGCCACCAACCAAAGGCCTAGGCCTGCCCTCCATCGGCGGTAGACCATCCTCCTTGAAGCGGTTGATCTCTTCAGCACGCTTCATGTGCATGACCGCCGCAATTTGAGCCTCGAACCTTGTGGCTTGGTCTGGCTTGACGTTGTACGCCGGAACTATGATCCGCATTTGCTCACCCATCTTTTCAGCAGATTGCTGCTGCTCTCTACCTTGTCTCCTCCGACACCGAAGGAGAAGGAAACGCGGGGGTGCTCCCCAAACTTTTCGATTTCTGGGGTGTTATCCATGTCTCTGTCCCCGCCGTTGGCGAAGATGATGTGCGCGCCTGACCACATCCGCAGCGCACGCTCGATGGCGTGGCAGGCGGTGTCATCGCTGTCGTTGAAGAACATCACCGTATCCACCACCCGCAGCGCGCGGATGATGTTGGCTCGGTCCTTGCGCGGCATGAACGCAGCGCCCTTCTTGCGGATCAGCCACTCGTCGCTGTTGATCCCGACGATCAGCCTGTCCCCGAGCGTGGCTGCCGCGTTGAGGTAGTCCAGATGCCCGACGTGCAGCGGATCAAAGCCGCCCGTAACTAACGTGACGTACATCACCACTCCCCCGTCCAATGCTTCATCCCGAACTCCGCATAGAGCGCCCGCTTCTCCTTCTCGTGGTCGATGTCAGTGTCTCCCCTGTGCAGGATCGTATTGTAGGGCGGCTGCTCACGGTAGGTCGCGATGAACGGCATCGTGGCGATCTGCTCTCGCAACTTGGACATCACCCACGGACCACAGCCCGAGTTTATAGGATAGCCCGTGAGCGTCTCTGTCACCGCGTGCATGTAGGTCTGGGGCCCAAGGTAGTAGGTGCTTGTCTGCCCCTTCCTGCGGCGGTCGATATACAGGGCTGCTGCCAGTTCAAAGGCAGGGTTGCCTGGTTCCGTCGCCATGAAGTCCTGACTGAAGTCGTGGTCGAGACAAGTCGGTAACACCCACGACGCACTCTTTGGTATAGCAACGTCGAGCGGTGTGTCGCAGATGCGGTCTATGTCGCAGTAGACGCCGCCCTCTTCGTAGAGTTTGATGAGCCGCCACAGGTCCGTTTTGGTGACAATGTGGTCGTTGCGGATCAGTCCCCAGAAGTTGCTGCCGAGGTGGAACTCCAAATACTTGTTCACCTCCGCATCCTCGTGGATCGTTATCGTCCACTCGGGGTTCAGGTCGATCAATCTGCGAAGGCCGAGGTTAACGAGAGTGGCTTGACTGTTAACTATTTCCTTCGTCGGCCATGTCATATGAACATGCTTGGGGATCATCACACATCCTTCCACGGATCTGGGTTCTTCAACGCCTGCGTGATCTTCCTGATTTCTTCTGCCGTGGTCGTCATCGGCCCAGACAGTTCCGGGTCTACACGCAGCAGCCGGTTCGCGGCCCTGCTCCACAGGTCACGCCAGTATTCGGCGCGCTCCTGCCAGAACGTGGCTTGCTGCCGCAGTTCTTGGATCTCGCGCTTGAGGTCGTCGGTCATGGGTTGTCTCCCTCAATCTCGGCCAGCATGACAGTCGCACCACGACGGTAGTGAGACACATGGCGATATCCTACCCTGTCATCCCGCATGGCGGTCAACCTTTCCACCGCCTTCGCCAACTTGGCCTCCAGTGCCTCAATGCGGTCGGCTGCTTCGTCCCAATCAGCGGCTAGCTCGGCGTCCTGTTTCGCGCATTTCTCGTGGTCCAGAGACAGACGAACAGCGTAGGTATTGGAGGGGCTGCGATGACCCTGATCGAACAGAAGGCGCTGGCCCATCAACGCAGCCGCCACAGTTTCGTTATTGGCTTGAATAAGTCTCTCTTGTTTCGCCCTATCCCGAAGCCTCTTCACCAGATCGTCGTCTTTGGTCATTGCACTATCGCCATCTCATACTCGCGCAGGTCTACGCTATACCACTTGCCGTCGAAGCACGGCCCACAGACACAGGACACGGCTTCGCTCGGCTCGCACTCCCCGTCGGCGTTCAGCCAACTGGTGATCGGCACCTCCTGCCCATCAGACAGGATGGCGATGCCGCGTCTGCGGTGGATCATCTGCACCTCAATGTCGATGTGGTTGGTCATCCCTTCGGCTCCTCAATCGGGAAGCGCACAGCTTCATACTTGGCGACGGCATCAGCCCAAGCTGCGAGTTCGCTGGGTGTGACCATGAAAACTGCCGGGCTGTCTTCCGAGCAGGACATAGCGTGGTCGATATTTGCCAACATGATGGCGTGCATATCATCACCAGCGGCAGCCAACCTTCTGTTCAGGTAAGTCTCCGCAACACGCGCAAGCGCATCGCCAACGGAAGCGCGACTACGCTCGTCATCAGATACGTCATGCACGAAACACTCAACCGTTCCGTCCCAGTGATGCGTAATGGTCACGGTATACGTCACTGCTTGGCGGCGGTCGGATAGGGTGATTACGTCGCTCATCACTTCTCCTCCTCATGCACTGTCGGCGGCTTGGGCAGAGGCATCCAATGGGTAGGGTCTCTGCTGTAATCCCAATTCGCCCACCTGTTGTCAGAGCGGATGAACCACGACACCTGTAGATCACGAACATCTCCATACGGAATGATGATGATTTCTGTCCCATCCGTCGGTGCAGTCTCAATCGGTTGCCATTGCATCACACTTCCTCCGTGAAATACTGCGGCGGCTGGCCGGGAACCCACTCGCGGCGGATCACGGCGATGCGGGCGCTACCTGCGTTGTCGTCAGCGGCTTCGCGAGTTGGCCACCAGTTTTGGAAACTGTAGCCATAGTCATTCGCCCACTGCACCTGCTTCTTAGGCACGCCTGTCTTCTTACCGCTCACAGCTTCCCCTCCAGCTTCTCAAGCCGCGCCTTCATGTCGAGCAGCATCTCGAACAACTTGATGTAGAAGTAAGCGTCAGGCCCGGACGGAAACCCGAGCAACTTGGCGAGACGCTGTGCCTCTTCAATGTCTTTACTCACAGCTTCCCCTCCCGCATCTTCCTGAACACGGCTTTGAACGCCTCGATCACGGCCCGCTCTACTTGCGCCTCGGTCATCGAACCCTCCCGCTCTTGAGATTCCCGGCCACATTGAGGTGGAACAGCGGCACCTCGACCCACTGCCCATCGAGATATTGATCGAGACGCCAGCGGATATTGCTTGGGTGCAGCCGGTCCTCTGCTTCTTCGTTAATCAGCCACTCGACCACGCGGATCGTTCCTTCCTTCATTGGCTCACCCCCAGATCGCTCGGCCTCATCGGCGGGATCGGCACCGGATCACGCACCACCCGCAGCCCCGGTGGCCTCGGCGGCGGGATCGGCACAGGCTCATGCAACCTGTGCGTCTCGCACACAATCACCGCGCCGGGCTCCTCATGGGCGATGATCGCCTGCACCGCACGGCAGTGATCCATCTCGGCATACACGCCGACATAGCCTTGCCAACCTGTGGACAGGCCGACAGTCAGGATCGTCACACTCAGAACGGACATTCTTCTCCCCTCCTGTACCACGGCTCCCGCGCCTGCTCCTCACGCTTCGGAGGCTTAGGCTGCGGCGGCGGTGTCCTAACACCTTGCTGCTTCAGTTCTTCTTCCAGCCACTTGGGCAGCGGTTCCTCATGCGTCGCCATTGTTCATCGGCTCCCTAACCATCCGCTCAACCACCTGCGCCAGCAACTTGATCTCGCCAGCACGCTGCACGTTCCAGTAATTCCCTGCCGTCTTGTCGTTCATGATCAACTCAGCAACACGCTCAATCCGATGCAACGCAGACAACAGGTCCTCGATCCTCGGTTCTTGCCACTTGGCCAT